GACATTACTTTTTTAATAGTGTCTACATCTTCTATGATTTTATTATCTTCATAGTAAATAATACTAATAAAACCAATAATATAACCAGTAGAATTTCTAAGAGCATAATTATAAGAACTACGCGCATGTTTTGCTATCATTAAATCGTAAGTTCCTCTATCTCTTTCTTTAATCGCATCTTTTGTAGGTATAAGCATATAACCATTTTTATCTATTTCAAAACAAACTTCGTTAATTGAAGAACGGAATTGATTTTGATATTCTTTCATAACAGGAGCTATGCCTCTGTTAGTACACTCGTTGGTAACAGAAAGTTTTAAGAATGAAATACCATTCATATCTTTCCCACCATTGTGATAACGCACTAAAAGCGTTCTCGTAGGTTGAAGTGTATTGGTAATCTCTTGCAATTCTGCTGTAATAGATTTATCAATTTGTTTCGCTAAACGGTCTTCTTCTTCTGTTAAAACGTGAGTTTCTCTACCTAGTATTGCGTTAAATAATTGTTTGAATTCTGCGTCTCTGGCTGTCTTATCTTTATAATAGAAAAACAAGAAAAGACCTGCTATGACAATTAGAATCCCAAGTTCGCCTATGGCCTTAGTAATTTCTAACCACTCCATCTATTTACCTCCTTTGGACTTATTCTTCCTACTTAAATAGTAGGGACGAAAGCTCCAAAATAAAAAAGAGAGGACTATTTTCCCTCGTCATAGTCCTCATCTGAAATAATTGTGTCAACGGCACCCTTAACTTCGTAAGAATAACCACCATAAACAAATATATAATTTGATATATCATATTCTATATGTATATATCCATCAATATCGGTTGTTGGATAAGTGCTGGTTTGCCAAGCATCATTTCCCCATTCTGGTATATAAAATTTGCAATCCATTGTTTCTCCCATAGAAATTGGTAATTCAACTCTACGCATACCGTATTCACCTTGCATTAACAAAGCGCTTCCTGTATCCCAGTTGCAAAAATCGCCGATAAGATACACCGCATATTTCTTGTCTCCACCAGTTTCTGTGTCAATCCATGGATTGTGAAATTCTAACCAGATATGTGCATCATCATGCACTCCACCAGACCATACCGTGGCACCATTATAGTATATACCTTTAATTGTGCTACCGTTTAGAGTAATATTGTCAAACTTATTGCGCCCTATAGCTGCACCCTCTTTGTAGTTGTTCATATCAACAACCCAGGCCCAAGCTTCATAAGGCACTTGCACAGAATAAAAATTAAACTCTTTTGTTTTTAATTCTTCTACTGTATAATTTTCTCCACTGATAGTCCACCCCATAAAATGAGGCTCTACCATAGAGCCATATCCATAATAATTTAAGTTATAATCGTCAATCGTTGGGACAGAATGGAGCTTATACCAACCCCATCCTAAATCTTCCCAATAACTTTGACCATAGTCTCCTCTAGCAGTAAAAAACTCTATTGTATCTTCACCAACATCTCCACCACTAGCAAATCTCTGTATATCTAATTCTAAGCGTTCCATATTAAATCGCCTCACATTCACAGATTATTCCGTTACCTAATGTATAAGTACCAGATTCTGTTAAGATTTCGTATACCTCCATCTCTTCTTCTTTAGTTTCTGTTCCTATTACATCGAATGTTGAGCCATCAAATCTATCTAATTTATGGTCTTTAAGAACTTGACAAGCCCTTCTATAGCGTCCATGAATACTAAATTTGTGACCAGGACTCGCTACTAAAGTATCTTCATTTGATAAAGTAATATTAAATGTCATAGGTATTGTATGTTTTAAAGTCTTAATAACTTTTGTTTTATTACCTCCAGCATCAATTACTGTATCACCGACCTCTAAGTTCTTTAATTGTTTTGTTTTTGTATTACTTATTTTAATTGGTGTGTCGCCTTTTAAACAAGCAAGACCGCCATTAGTTCCTATTGTATAATGGAAACTTGTAGACCCTGGAACATAAATAGGTACAGGAGTACCATCGTAATCATAATCATCTCTATCATAATAATATGTTGTATCACTCGTTAAATTACTGTCTACATCTAAATATGCAGAATATATTAAAGCTGTTGTTTGTGGGTTTCTTTGTTCTAATACTCCATACATATATAAATCCTCGCTATAACTGTTTGTAAAACTAGGAACTGCTGCTACATGGACATCATACTTAGGTGCATGTATTTGTACGCTTGTATATTTTGATGTTGTATTATTAGCAGTATTTTGCCAACTTTGTTTTACATCTGTATGGTCTGTGGTACTAACTAATTTATTAGTTATATAACTCCAAGTTACGCCACTATTAAAACCGTTTGGAATAACAGAAGTATTAACATATTGCTCTACATAATCTGGTGCAACAAAATATATTCTACCACTTACTTGATAATCAGGTAACTCACTTACTACTGTCCAGCTTGTTGGTGTCATATAATAACCACTGTCATAATAAGGAATAAAGTCACTTGTATCAGGTATACTATCATCGACATACTTTTTATTAGCAAGCTGATTATCTGATGTTGGCACCACACTTGATTGAGGCAACGCGCTAAATGTTTTTGTACCAGTAATTGTTTGACTTCCTTCAGCATACAATGTTTTTCTAGTACTACTTACAGAACCATAACTAGCCAATCCACCATAACCAGAAGCGGATGTATCTGATGAACCTATTTTATTTATTGTTCCATGTTCCCCATTCCAATAAGTAAAAAGAATTGTTCCATCTACCGTCTCACTTGTAGGTTTTACTATTAAATTTATTCTACAATCTTCCAAAGGATTTTGCCAATAACCCGTATCTGCGTTTAATCTTTTAATATAAGGCATCGCATCATCAAAAGTATAAATACCAGGTTCATGGTCTTCAAGAACGAAAGGACTACTGGAAGTAGTGGCTCCAGCATAAGTAGAGCCACCTCCAATGTCATACGTAGTCCCATCTAAACTAATCTTATTTAATTTTGACATACTCTATTCACCCCCTTAATTAGATTGAGTAGTGATTACTAGAGTATCACCACTTACTGTAATAGATATATTACCGCCGCCGCCACCGCCACCGGCAATTAAAGCATCTACTTCAGATTTGTTATATGTTTGTGATTTTGTATAATAATAAGTTAAATCATTTGAATTCTTACCAATGAAATTACTGTCATTAGTTAATTGTGAAGTCTTAGTTGGAACGAATATTCCATTAACACTATCGTCTACATATTTTTTAGTTGCTGGATTGAATGCACCTGTAGGTATCCAAGCAGTTGTATTATCTTTTGCTAAGTAGTTTGATAAATCTATTTCACCGCCCTTATCAAATGGTATCCATTCATATCCATCATATATGTAAACATTTTGAGTATCTTGAACTATACGAATTTCTCCTTCTTGAGCATTAGAAGGTAAATCTGTTTGTGTAGGAACTTCGTCGTTCCAGTATGTATCTTTACCTAAAATATTGTCAGAAGAATTGATTACGGCATTTCTAATATATGTGAAATCTGCTTCAGGCATTTCATTACTTGTATTAGGTATTAGTTCAATATATGTATGTTTATATTGAGTAATTTGTTGTAAGTTTTCTAATTGCGCTAGCAATGTAAGGTCTGTGATTTCGGTATCGGTTGGAGTTGTTAATACTCCATACATAATTGCTCCCTTACTTGCAAACCATGAAGGAAGGTTTTCATCAGTTAAATCGTCTCTTCCTGTTCGTATCCATAAATTTTTTAAAAGAGTTATACCAAAATGATAATCAGCATCCCAAGAAGTATCACTATATTCAAAAATATTAGAAGCTAAAATATCAACTTTAATATTATAAGAATCGCCAAAACCGGTTCTATAAAATTGACCTATACCTATAGTATTTGTAGACCAATTTGTTATATCAGCCATATTTAATTTTTTTATCTCTTTATGTAAATACCAAGTATTGTTTTGTTTATATATTTTATCTTGATAATTGCCCAATTTACATAACTCTATGTTTCCTAGAGATAATGGGAAATTTTGGCCCCTGTATTTTTCAAATGTTGTAGCAGCACTAGTTTTTTCTAACATAGGCTTAAAGTAATCTTGTACCGTTGCGCCACTTTTTACTCTTAAACATACTTTAAAACTAGTTGTTTTAGTCAAAACAAAAGTTTTATCATGTAAATCAGTGTCATAATAAGTCGTTCCATCGAACAATCTTACCCACGCATTTTGATTTATTCCCCCACTTAAAGTATAAGTTCCAGGCGTTAAAGTGAGAAGACCACTAGCTTCATCCATTAAATAATAATTATAATTAGAGCTTGCCGTACCATTGACATATATAGAACCGTCGGTATTTAATGTATAATCAACTCCGCCATAAGTATTTGTTGTGCCCACATTATGTTTTGCATCATAAATATAATTCTTATTATGAACTTTTAATATATTATTTCCTTTAACAACTTTAATTTCACTTTCTCTATTTGGAGAAGGTGCTGATGTTACTACATTATATTTTAAATCTATATAAGGTAATAAATCATTTGCGTCTGTGTTAATATTTGTTGTCCCTTCATATAATGTTGCATTATACAAAGCTTCTAATTGAGAAATCAGAGCCGAATTTGTTATCTCCCTTGAGACTGGAGTAGTCAACATATAATAAATACTAACATTGTTGTTTGCCAACCAAGATTTAAAAGCAGCCGCATCGGCACAATCGTCATTTCTTATAGTTAAAAGTTTTGAACTATTCCATCCGAATTCACCTTCTTGTATTTGTGAAGTAATGCCGCTTGGATAATAATGATAAATAAAATGGTCGGAATAAGCGTTAGCATTAGCTCCGTATATATTACCATCGCTAGGGAATACATCAGAACGTTGGAAAGCTAAATTTATTTTTGACCAATTTTCCGTACCATTCAAAACAGCTTTACCAACTTGTTTCTCTATATACCACTTATTTTCTTTCTTATATATTTTATCTTGGCAATCACCTATTTTACATAATTCAATTGGTGTTGTCGTCGCTCCATAAGTAAATACACCAGTACCTTGATTAGTAAAGAATGTATTACTTACTAAATCATATAACCCTACCACATTTAAAGAATTATAACATGGTATAAAGTTTCTAACTAAAATGTTATTGTCATATATTTTAAATTTATATAATTTATATGTTCCATTATTTGTCGCAACATCATTATTATTCATTGCAAAAATATATATATTTTTCCTTGTGGTTACATTTGATACTAAATTATTATTTGTGTATATATAATTACTACATTTTATATTTATAGATGAATTACTATAGGTTATTTTCAATAAATCAGAATTACTATTTTTATCTATTGTGAGAATAGATGTACCATTACCAATATAATCATTTGATGCTCCCGCCGTATACGAAAAATTAGAATCAGTTGAGCTTATTCTTCCGCCAAGCAAACTACCGCTATATGTAGAACTTGCTTGCAGACCAAAAGTATTAACAACTTCAGCTTCAATTTTTATATAATTTGATGTCTGTATTCCTGTATCAATATATTGCGTTCCACTACTTTCTATATAATCAACTGAAGTGTACCCGCTTGGTAATATTGTACCCAAATTAACGGGGTATTCTTGATATGCGTATGATTCATAAGAAGTGCCTTGACCCCCAACTTCTAATTGAAGCGTATCTAAATCTACATTATAACAACTCAACCTTAAATAAGTTGCGTTAGAAGGAATAGTTAATATACTACCTGACGCCCCGCTTACCAATTCTCTGCTAATATATGTTAAATTTTTATCATAATATGCTATTCTTTTAGGTTGTGTCGTTCCAGCCTTGATATAATAACTTTTTGTTCTATCTAAAGATATAATATCCCCAATAAAGTTATCCGCATCAGTTATAAAACTACCGTTATTGTCTATATATTTTCCTTCAATAATAGAAAATTTATTAAATAAATTTTTACCCTCTATCTGAATTCTATTATAACCACTCACATTATTAACAATTTGTGGGTAATCTGGATTAGGTGAGACAGTCCCGCCACAATATGGTTCAAAATCAGTATTGGTTATAGAAGAAGGTCTAATCATTAAATTTTTAATCGTGCTTGAACTACCACTTGCGCTATTATTATAACCAAAAGCAACAGCTAATTTACCAGTTGACCCCGTTGTAAAAGTATAAGACATATCTCCTTGGTCGCCAGAGTTTTGAGTGTATATTATTGAATAGCTATTATCATCAGATACACTATAAAGCCATCTTCTAGCGGTTGGAGAATTACCTCTCAGTATATTCGTTCTATTATAAGAAATTATATACTCTGTGTTTGGCTCTAATTGGATAGTTTGTAATTTTATTTGTAAATAGGAGTTGGCGTTAATATGGAAGCTCATCCCATTTAAACCATAACTGTCTACAATTATATTACTATTGGTTCCATAAGGCAAACCATTACTATAAGTATATCCTTGAGGAGAAAATATTCCTATTTTATTTTTTCCAGTATAATTTGCTTGACTTGTATCCCCTTTCAATGTTATATAATTTTCTTTATCAGTATTAACATCATTTATTGAGATAGTTTTATCCACAACTTCAGTACCTGCTTCAGCTGCAACTACCTCTTGACTTGTATTACCATAAAATTCGTCTAATCTAGCACCGAAATCTACAGCTTCATTTTCAACTTCAAAATCAGCAAGCCCGTCTTCTGTTGAGATAGTATCTTCTACTAATAAATCTTCTTCTCCTAATGTTAAAATATGAACTAAACTATCTAGGTCTTTAAATATAACTCTTGTTCTAGTTGTTTCACTTTTATATTCTGCTGGTATTACCTTACCATCATTTTCTAATTGCTCAACAAAAAGCATACAGTTTTCTTGACCTAAATATGCTTGCGCTCTGTTATAAGTCAATCTGCTTCCATTGATGTCCATCCAAGTCCATCCATCGCCTTGTTCAACAAGTCTGATGCAAATCATTTTTTTATCTAAAGCGTCTTGAATTGTTTGAATAGCATTTATATCTGCTTCTTCTTTAACTTCTAAATCGCCAACTCTAAGTTGTAAATCAGTATCATCATAATTATGAAGGTTAGCAACTTTTACTTGAAGTTCAGTATCATCATAGTTATGTAATCCTGCTAATTTTGTTTTTTCACCTAAAGTGTAATTTTGTTCACTTAATCCCCTACCATCAATTTTGTCAACCTTATTATTTAATAAAGCATTTACTTCTGACTTTTGATAATAATTGGTTAAATCAGTTGCGGTAGTTCCAATAAACTCATAGCCATCTTCACTATAACTTCTTCCTACCCAAATGTATTCATTATATATATCTTCGCCACTTCCTTGTTTACGAACCATATATAAAACATTATCCTCTCCTGTAACTGGAAGAGCGTTTACGATTTCTCTATGGAAATGGTCTATGTTTGCAATTGCTTCTTGTAATTGCGTTTCATTTACATAATTATAAGCTTCGAGCTCGTCTTCATCTATAAATTTCGCATCGGCCTCATCATTTGTTATATAATCTCCCGCAGGTTGTAAACCCAAATCTTCACTTGTCTTATCTCCCACAAGAGTTACGCCGTTAATGCTTGGTTTATTTTGTGCTTGATTGTAGTCTATAACAGTAGCAGTTCCTTCGCTATCATCAGTTTCTACTGTATCATGTACGTCGCTAATACGATAGAATGTTGTTACGCCACTACCATCAGCTCTTTCTATTTCTTTAAAAACTCCCATGCTCGCGCACCTCCTCTTAGTTTTTCTCTATTATTATAGTAGGTTTTGTATCCCTAAAATAAAAAGAGGGAGACTATTTGCGTCTCCCTTACATTATTTAGTATATTCTAATACAAAATACATTTTTATTGTTTTATAATTACTTGCATCTCTCTGATATTGAATAGTTGCCCCATTGTCAGAAATATGGAATGTATTCCAACCACCGGCATTATAGAAATTCATTGGTAAATAAATTTGGTCTCCTTCCATTTTGGCTACTCCCCAAGCATTTACTAACCATGTCATTCCTGTAATACCTGTAGAAATAGCTTGACCGGTAGGATTCCCTGTGTAAGCAATCACTTTACGGTATATTGCTTTTCCATCTATCCAAGTCATCCCCGTGTCAGTTTCTGTAGTTGAATATGACCCCATATTTATAATATTTTGAATATTATAAATTGTGCCGCTATTCCCTTTTATTCCATACCACCATGTAGGTCCTGTTCCATTACCACCAGCAAATTTAGTTACTCTTTCACCACTAGAATATGATGTTGATATAACTCCTTTTGTATCTGCTCCACCAAACGCTATCCCCGCACTGTAATTTCCACAGAACCAATTTGGAGCACTACTATTACCACGAATACTTTTTAATAAAAATCCATTATAAGAACTATTTATCATAGACCACCCAGAATCAGTAGTGGTATTCGTCAAAGTTACGGTTAAGTCATTATTTAATAATCCGTGCGTATGTGTACCAAACTTATCATTTAATAATTTACCTTGATTTGCACTTAATGCACTTGTTGTGCTTGTGCTAGTAACATTATCAGTGACTGTTGGAATTGTAGGTTTACCAGATAAATCTGAATAAGCTCCAGTTGTTGCTACAGTAGCCAATGTTGGTAAACTACCCCACTCTAAATCATTATCGGTATTAGATTTTTTCTTTAATACTTGTCCAGTAGTTCCTCCACCAGGAACGCTCCTATTACTTAATAAATAACCTTGATATGCACTTAAGGCATCTGTTGTACTTGTGCTGGTTAAATTATTTTGTACCCCAGGTATCATCCCTTTAAGAACATAACCTTGATGCGCATCTAATACGCCAACCCCCGCTGTTGATTGGTTTAAATTATCTATTATATTGGTAGTCGCTCCACCCGCAGTGGAGTTAATTGTTATATTATTGCCGCTTGTGCTTAATGTAATATTATCTCCTGCTATAATATTTGTTTTTTCTAGTTTTGTATTTAATAATGTTTGCCAATCTGTTCCTTGATTATCTTTTACCGCTTCGGGAGCTACAAGAGGAACGAAAGGCGTTCCATTTTCATCTTTTAACATTTTAATTGGATATTGTGCCATATTCTATTCCTCCTTTTATGCTGTACGCTTCCACATATAGCATGTAATATATGGTTGCACAGTCGATTCTGTAATTGTTGCTTGAGTACCTGTAAATGTAGGTTGAGTAATTGTCTTTGTTGTTGGCGTAAATGAATGTTGATTAGGTTGTGTAAATCCGTGATTATGCGCTCCGCTACCACCAACATTTTCTGCCCAAATGTTTCCGTTTGTATCACTGCTAACCCAAGACCAGTTATTTAGAGATAAAGTACTGTATCCACTACCGGCATATGAAACCATCAATCTACTATTACCTGTTGCAGTGGCATCTCCATATTTTAATGGGTGGCCATGCGCCGGTATCTCACTAGTTGTTAATGTATGGTTACCAACAGCACCACCGCTGTGTGAAAGCGTAACTGCATTCATAGTAACAGCGGTTCCTGTATTTGTACCTGCTGGCGTATATGTTGTAGAAGCAGTTTTACTACCACCAGTTTTTTCAACACTATTAAATTCTGTTTGGGTTGTATCAACACCTACTGGAACCTTACCAGTACCCCAAGCTATCCATGTTCCACCTAAATAAGTAGAAGGGTTAGTCCCTGTTATATTTATTTCAATACTACCTACTGGATGTGAAGCTAATATATATTGCTTAACTAAATTTTCCAACGCTGTAGTTAAAACATAATCGCTAAATTTTTGATTTAATACATAACCTTGATTGGCACTCAAAGCCTTAGTAGCACTTGTATCTGTCACATCATCTACTATAACAGGTATACTATCTCTTAATACTTTTCCTTGATGAGCGTCTAGCGCTCCTTGTCCAGCAGTACTTGTTGTAGTATTATCTATTAAAGTACTACCCGCTGGTAAATTAGCTATTATAGAAACATTATTACCGCTTGTTGATACCGAAATTGTATTATCACCAGCTAAAATATTACTTGTCTCTAATTTAGTTGCTAATTTTTGGTCTAAACTTTGTCCCCCTGGGTCTTTTACACATTCGGTAGAAACAAGAGGGACGAAAGGGTTGTTATTTTCATCTTTTAACATCTTTATTGGATATGTTGCCATCTCTATCTACCTCCTATGATTTTTGATACAACCTTTCAACAAATATTGAAGCACTTGCTGTAATTGTATCTGTACTTGTTAATTTATCTACATATATCTCAGGGGCTATACTCGCATTCGCATTCGCATATATTATTATACTCATATTTTTCTTAAACCTTTTATATTGATAATCCCAGACCTCGTTATTACCAACTCTCATTCCTATTTCTCTACCGACTGTTGCTATATTATTTAATTCTAACGCAACGGTTACTCTATAATATCCAGCTACGTCAGTAGTAATTGTTTGGCCACTTGCCAAAACCGGAGTCCAAGCAGCTCCTGTAACAGTAGCGCCCGAAATACCGCTTCTAACAAAAGTATAATTAGGATTACTAACTTGAGTTGCTCCTAAACCAGGTTGGTCTGAAACATCTAAATATTTGAAGTTTAATACAGAACGATTTGTCATCACATTACCCGCGGTATCTGTTATTGTATGACCTGCGTTAGATGCTGTAGCTCCAACTTCTAATAATTGAAACTTACTGTTCTTATAAGTAAAAAATGCCACAGCTGTATCAAATCCTGTCAAATTCAAATAATTTGTTCCGTCTGATTGATATAATATATGTTCTGCATCATTATTTATTTTTAAATAACTAGGAGATGTAGCTCCCGTTACGTCATCAAATCTAACAGCAATAACTTTATTCGTTATTAAGCTTGTTGTTAAATCGCTATTTGTTATTTTATAATGTCCGGCACTTTGTTTAACAGCATTTAATACTGTTGTTGTATACTCCTCACCAGACACAGCTGATATATGAGTTAAAGGGACGAAAGGTTGACCCTGTTCATCCTTCAACATTTTAATAGGATATATCGCCATCTCTCATCCCTCCTTAATTTTCGTAGTTATAACCTATAACCCACTGTCCGTTTACTTTTACATATATTTTTTTAGCCTTTACCCATTCTCCATTCTTTTTATACCATGTTTTTCCTTTCTTCCAAGTTCCACCATCTTTTATTCTGATTTTAGCTTGGTCAGCAGGGGTAACAACCTCAACCGGAGAACTATAATTTGTTCCTGCCGCATTTGTGGCTGCCATATTAAATAAATATGCTGTTTCTTCTGCTAATCCGCTTACACTAGCTGTTGTAGAAGTTCCCATATTACCTTCTGTTACCGTACCATCTGGTATTCTTATCCACAATTCTACAACATCTGCTGTTGAATTGTATGAAGGTATACCTCTTTGATGAGTACTTGCAGCACCTATAGCATAGAACCAGTTACCATGTCCTACTGAACCAGATAGCCATGTTGGAGAATATAAAGTTGTATCACTTTTTTGTCTTGTTAAACCACCCCAATAAGATTGAGTCCAGTCTATATGAACTGCTTCGTACCCCGTAGCAGTTCCTGTTCCTGCACTTGTTTCTGTTACGAATTCATTTTGTGGAGCATAAGTTTGTTTCCATCTATTATAATGACTTGGGTCATCTAAAGGATATTGTAATAGGAATTCATACTTACCATTTATTTTATAGGTATCTCCACTGTCTAATAAACCTAATCTCGAATACTTATCTGCGGTTTGTGTATTCTTACATTCAGCTAAGGATGTAAATAATACAGTACCTTTTTTATTATTGTGATAAAATATTCTTGCCCATCTAGCGCCATCAAATGACTTAATAGGCATATCATAAGTATTAACTGTAGGTTTTGGTGTATAATAATATTTATAATTAGTTATGTTTGCATTTGTATCACCAGAACCACTTACGCTAACATCCGCTGTGAATGGCAACACATTTGTTACCGAAATACTTAAACCACTTGGCTCATAACAAGTAGTTTTAAAATTACCCGTACTAGCCGCAGATTGTCTGCTTTGATTATCAGTAACTTTGACGCTATAATAATATGTTGTATTAGGGCTTAAATTACTTAAAGTATAACTTGTACTTGTGCTTCCATAACTTGAAGTAGTACCATATTGAATTGATACGGAACTAAAACTTGCGTTAGTATCGTATGTTACACTTGCACTTAATTCACAACTTGTTCTAAACCTATTAGCGCTTACAGAACTTATGCTTGGCGCATTACCAGTTGTTTTAAAAGTAACCGATTTAGCGGCAGATGTTTTTCCTTTATTATCTGTTACCTTAATATAATATGTATAAGATGTATTTGGCGTCAAACCAGATACGCTTGTTCCCGATGTATAAGTTCCACTACTTGACGTGCTATAAGACATTGAACTATATGAAGCATTTGTATCATAAGTTACTGTAGCACTGAAAGTCGCTCCTGTTCTAGTGGCAGATGCAGAAGCAGCTGTAATTGTTGGAGCATTACCACTTGTTGTAGCAGATTTACCAGCAGATGTCGTCCAAGCACTATTACTATTTTTAGCTCTTGCAAAGAAGTAATAAGTAGTATTGTGCGATAAACTAGAAAAATCTTTGCTACTTTGCCATCCACTAGATGGCGCACTATTACTTGTATTTTTCGCATATTCTATACTTGTATAAGTTCCACTTACTGTAGCAGTAACGCTCGCAGTACCTACTCCAGTACTTACGCTACTTACTGTAACCGAAGTAGGCGCAGTAGCTGTTTGTGATGGTAAAGTTACTGTACCAGAAGCTTGATGTGTACCTGTTGTAGGCAGATAAGAGGCCGAACCAGAAACTGTATAAGTAACTTTTACCGCCACGTTTTTGGTAGTACCGTAACCATAATTAAATTGAGTACTATATTCGTTACAAACACGACAAGCTATTTTACAAGCTCTTCCAGAATATGTAAAACTATTGTTCGTTGACCAGTCACCAGAACTATTGGGCTCATTACTTAACGTACCCTTATCAACATTATCTATATAAGTTTTTCCTGTGTGAGACCATTGATAATAAGGAGGAGAACTCCATGTACATCCCATAAACCCATCGGCGTGTACTGTCCCATATCCTCCTGATACGTTATCATACCATCCTCTTACTACTAAACATAGTACTGCACTACCACCTTGGGTACTAATATGTTTACCACCAACTATATTACTTAAAGCCATAGAGTTTCACCTCCTAACTTTCTATTAACACATATATATCGCCGTTCTTACCTAAACTTGATGAAGGTACTGTCGTACCACTATAAGTGTTAACTCCTTCACTACTTATTTGTGAACTTGTGTTTGATATAATTTGAGAAGCTGTCCATAGTGAAGCTGTTGATGTATCTGTATCATCTACTACTTTACTATTAACTGCTAAAGCATTAGTCGCTGTTGCTGCTAAAGTAGCATTATCAGCCTGCTCTGCCTTTTTAACTTTACTGATATCTGTAGTACTTACATAAATACTTTTTCTCATAAAGTCTGTTAATGAAGGAGCATTTGATAACTCTACACCATTTTCAGCAGAATTTACTACTAACATTTTACCGGCATTACCAGTATATACTACATCTACGTCATCTAAATTAGCAAATTCAGTAACGCTTTGTCCACCGCTACCTGTAGCGTTAATTGTAGCAGCATGTCCATCTATATCAACCGTTAAATTATTACCGAATTTGAATGTATTGATTTCAGCACTTTTTAAAGTACCTCCATCATAAATTGTATGATAATTATTATTGATTTTATTTGCTAAAGTAGACTCTAGGTGTTGTTCTGTAACTGAACCGTCTACTGGTACAAATATAATTTGGTCTAATGAAGCAAATGAACTTTGATTTACTGTTGTTACATAAGTTGGTAAATCGTAAATACCAACGACCCCATTTCCATCAGTACCATAATATTGATTTGCGTTGGCTTCTTCAATACCTGCTACATTATAAGCAAATTCTGCGTTAACAGCTTTATCTACATATCCCCCATAAAGACTTGGATATTCTGCTTCTAAAGTAGCATAACGATTTTTCATCATTACTGTATTATCGTCTAATTGACCTCTAATATTTAATGTTAAAGTTTCTCCATTTGGTGAAACATCGAAATCAACTCCGTCTTCGAAGAACTTTAATGATTTGAAATTACCTAGTAAAGTTTCTGTTCCTGTTGGAGTCTCTCTATTACCACCTAATTTAGTAATAGGAATATTATCCATATTCTTATCATCTAAATCTTGTAAGGCTTGAATTGTATTCTCGGGCAATCTATCTGCTCTAATTCTTCTTTCTTCTTCTGGTGTAACAAATATTTTTGTTGTATCTATTAAATAATTTATATCATCTGTTGATAGATTATGTGGGTTTACTTTAGTATGGTCATCCGCACCATCAGTTGCTGATAAAGTATCTGCGTGAGTTTTTGCTGCTACAACATCTGTGTTTGCACTTACTCTACCTTGCGTAAACCATTGATTTACTACACCACCAGAACCAGTACCTTCAGATATATCTCCAGTTACTAAAGTAATTGCCTTAGCTTCTGAAATACCTGTTGTATCTCCTAATCTATAACCATTGATTGTTGTAGTTTTGTTTACTTTATTTTGCTCATTTGCTGTTATTCTTGATTCGTGGTCAGCTAAAGTAACATCATGAGTATCTAGTCTACCTTCAACATCAAATAATCTTTTACGAACACTTTGTTCGTATCTATTTTTAGAACTATCATAAACATGCCAGATTTCACTTTCAATAGCCGCTATACGGTCAATTGCTTTATCTAAATCTGCTTTATCAACCAATTGATAACCAGGTTTATTTTCATATCTACGATTTTCTACTTGTGTTAATGTTGGATGGTCTATTCTTTCGTCTTGAATATATTTGTCTGCTAAACTAAATAATTGTCGTGTAGTTCCATAAGGAGCGACAAATAAGTTAAATAAACCATTTGTATTAACATCATAATTTTCAGTTTGTAAATCTGCTAAATTAAATCTCATAGCAGAAGGTGTCGTATCTGTTGCGTCACCACTATATATTTTAAATACATTATCTGCAAATTCTGGACTAATTGTACCTACTTGTGCTAGTCTTCCTAAAGTGAAATAAGCTACATGCGCACTATCTCCACTATCGAAACTAGGCATATTTCCGACTACCATTCTAGTAGCTTCTACATATGGGAAATTAAGGTCTGTTCCAAACACGTTGTTTAAGTTTGATATTGCATCTCCCATAGAATTATACACTTTAGTACCATATAAAACTATGTTTTGTCCATTTGGCGTAACAAAATGTTGTTGTATTGTGAAGTGACCTTCATCTACAGTTCTTAGTTCTTGAGCATCTGGTTCCCAATATTTATTAGCAATTAAACCATTGGCTGCTAAAATTGTTTTACTTAAACCACCGTCTGGTATCATATAATATAATGTATCAACTGGTGTTTCTGCACTATACTCTTTTAAATTATAATTTGAACCATTATCTACATCAGCAGGATAATCTTCTATTGGTCCTTCAGGATAGTTAATACCTTCATCATAATAGAAACCGCTTTGTCTATTAACTTTGTCATCATGAGTATTTGCTCCAGTTAAATTCAAACCGCTTGCTTGTCCGCCATCAATATAGAACATACCACGGTCTGCTGTATAAGCCATATCTGGTATAGTAAATATAAAGTCTTCCATAACTTCAGTAGATATATCTACTAAAAATGAACCTATATAAATCTTTTCTACTTCATCTTCTGTAGGCATATCTCCAGACACGATATAACCAGGCGCTTGACGGTTTTGCATAGTAGCATAGATAGAATATACTCCAGGAGTAGTTGCCATGCTTACATCAACTGTTTGAGCGTCTATAGCATACATTCCTTTTAAGTATCTTCCATCTCCTTCTTTGTTTTTGTAATAAACTAAAATACTTGGAATTGAAATTTCGTTAGCGGCACTTTTAGTCATAGGACCTGCGGCTACAACGACACCGGAATTTAAGAAACCTTGTCTAAATGTTTGACCGAAATCTGCTATCTTAATCCATCTTCCTTCTCCGGACTTGTCATAACGATACAATTCACCACTAGAAATTACATAACAAGTTTGAGCGCTTTGCGGATTTGGTATAGCATACATATCTGCAACAGTATTTACAACCCCGTTTTCTTCTGGGAATACTAGGTTTACATTGGCAATACTAATCGCATTTAATAATCTTCTAAAATTCTCGTTTAATGGAGAAGATATAACCTCTCCGCCAATTCTAATAAAATCTTGCATCTCTTTTCCCTCCTATAAATATCTTGGTAATAATTCAGCTTCCAACTCGAACTCAGGCATGTTTACGCCTTGACGAGGAGTAAGTGAACCCATTTGTCTAAAATATAATGTTGGTCCAGTAGTTATAGTAATTGTATCTATTTTTACTATTGTGGCACCAAATAATTTATAAACAGTTATATAATTTCCATAACTATTTTTAAAATCTTCTTTATTGTCAAACATATTAGTTTCACGCCATTCATCATATAAATATACATACCATTTTCCTTCTACGGTACATACATCTCCTTCATTTCCTGATACTGGCATTACGTTGTTTACTTCAACATAATTAAATCCTTTACCAGCTTGTCTTACAACAACGCCGTGGTCTATTTCGCCAGGTAGTAAATCATAGGTTTGAACTGAACTATCTAATGTTAATCTATTATTTTCTACATCAACGCTCATAATTTTACTACCGCCATTACCCATAACACAGAAGTATCTTCCTACTAAATCTTCACTAACTGTCATAACTAATGGGTTAATTGATACTACATTATTTTCTATATAAAAACTATCATATTCTTTTAGGTCTGTGTTTTCAATATTTTGAACGAATGTTTCTGGTAATTCTATTACATCTTCATATGGATTTAATTTAACAGGCGCTCCTGAAAATCTACCATAAAAATAATTCTTTTGTGAATCCTGTAATAATTGTGATTGAGTATCTATAATTACATCCCCGACGCAGCCACTTAAATCTATAACAACATTATACGACATATTGTTTTGTTCTTCAAGTGTTTTGTTAGTTAATTTAATAAAACTTCTATCTGGGAATGTACCCTCATGCTTAATTGTATATTGAGGATATCCATCTGCGCTTCCTGGATTATACATTGGTATTTCTTGCTCATCCGCATTTGCTTCTATAGTCCATTTTGTTCTTGGACTCATATCTTTATATAATAAACCGGCATTATAATAATAATCTCTTCCATATTTTTCTTTTGCGTCATAGATTAAGTCATCTCTATAATAGCAGAACCCATAACCGTATGCAGAACCAACAGTTTCAAAAGTAATTGTAAAAGTACCTGTATAAACAACATCACCTTCTATAAAATCCCCCAATACTGAATTTTGAGGTGTTTGAATACTCATTAAAGGAATATCTGCTAAATCTGAAACAGATACAGGTTTAACAACATAATACTTATAAGGTTGGTCAGATAAAATCAATCGCCCTACCTTTCTAGGATTTAACCAAGCTCTTAATCTATTATATTCGACCGCCGATAAATCGTGAGCAAAACAATTCATTTTAAATTGTTGACCAGTAATCTGAGTACCATAATAATACGTTCCATCATACATTGGCACATTCTTCTTTTGGTCACTAAATTTAGGCTCTATATTCATTGTATATGTTGAACTAGATGTAACATTGTATACGCCCATATCAGCACAATCTTTACCATCGTAAATAAATGTAGAGAATAATTCTCCACTTTTTACTGCTCTCATCGCCATATTCTCCCTCCTTGGTTTAGTATATCTCTCTATTATAAAGTAGTCTAAAAAGGGTAAAAATAAAAGAACGCAGGGATTATCTCCCCACGTTCTATATTATACCTTTTGAGTTGCTGTAAGAGCAAGTCCTGTTCTTCTACCAATGTCATTGAATTTTTGAACAAAGGCATCGAATGCTTTCTCACCATCTTCTGGTGATGACATGCTTTCAACATTAAACTCAATACTACTTATAGTTACACTAGCATTTGTATTGCCTTGTGTAATTGCATCTAATTTATCTAAATTATCTGCTATATTCATAAATGCTTTTGTTTGTGCAGCATTAAGCACTGCTTCTGGAGCTGTCTTAGTACCGTCTAACCAAGCAGGTCCTGTAAAGTCTGCTATACCACCTGTTTTGAACGCAGGTATTTGTGGTACGCCAATTGGGTCTTGACTCCATAGTCCCTTAAATGGTGCGATACCTAAGAATTCAATATTTCTAATAGCATTTAAAATACCGTTTAACCAGTTAAATGGTTGTTTAATAACCCAGTTGAAACCATCTCTTAGTTTATTAACAACACCCTTAACAGCATTAACGATACCATCTTTAATGTTTTCAAACATTTTACCGCCAGAAGAGAATATATCAACTACATGTTGCCATGCAGCTCCAAACTTTTCTTTGAACCATTCTGGTATCTTTCCAAATACGCTCTTAATTCCTTCCCACGCATCTGAAGCTCCTTGTTTTAAATGGTCCCAAGCTCCTGTGATTATATCTTTAAATCCATCTATCTTTTCACTGAACCAAGTTCCGATTGAAGTAAATATATTAACGAACGCATCTTTGATGTCTCCCAATTTTTCTCCAACCCAATCTTTAATTCCGCCAACCCATTCTTTTAAGGTTTCGAATTTTTCATAAATCCAGTTACCGATAGCGGCTAATCTTTGTTTAGTTGTGTCTGTTAAATTATCCCAAATAGATGTTCCTAATCTAGCAAACCAATCTCCAATACCCTTTAATAAGTTTTGAAGACTTGTCCCAACCCAGTTCCAGAACGCATCCCATTTTTCTGGGATAGTTACTGTAAAGAATTCTGCTATAGCATTTGGAACAGTTTCTGTTAACCAAACTCTTAGAGCATCTTTTTTCTCTAGTATCCATTGTCCTAAACTTACAAAGAAACCAGGTATACTTGTAACGAAGTTTACAATTGCTTCTCCAGCTTTCGCAAAGAAGTCTGGTATATAATCGAATATAAAGTTAAATACTGCTGCAATACCCTTACCAATATTTTCAGGTAAATGTGCTATGAAATCTGGTATTGTTTGAGTAAAGAAATTGGCTACGGCTTGACCAACTTGAGCAAACCAAGCTTTTACTTTTTCCCACCAAGTAGATGTATGTTTTTCAACTTGTTGGTCTATGTCTTCCCAAGGTATTACTTCAGGACTTGTAGATGAAGCACTAGTATCTATTCCGCCTCCACCAGAAGCGCCTTTCCAACTAGAACCTCCGCCTCCAGAGCCTCCAGATGAACTTCCGCCACCCTTATTAGCAGCTTCTAACATCTTTTGATAATACTCTCTCATAGCAGTACTAATTTCTTTTCCCACTCTACTTGCTTCAGTATCTTTATTCATTAAATTATCTACAGAAGCTAACATACTATCCTTAAATGCGCACATACTATTAAATACGTCCATAATAGTAGCACCACCACCAATATTACGTGTAGCAATATTGTATTGGGTACTCCAATCACGCATCATTTGTTCTCTTTCTACAGGAACCGCATGTCTAAATTCTTCTGTTGTTTTTAGAACATCTAGAACAGCTTCTTCGTTACCCATTATACGAGTATCTATCATTTCATATAATTTTGTCCAATCTTCAAAGAACTCATCAAATTCTCTTTGTAACATATCTTTTTGGTCTTCTAGAGTTTGTTTAATATCTTCCATCTTACGTTCATAAGCTGTTTCTCCCATATCCTCTAATTTACTTTGGATTTGGTCTCTATAACTCATTTGTTTGATATTAGAAGCCCCAGAAGTATCCATCAATGCTCTATTTAAACTTGTTTGCATCTTAGATAATTCTTTAGAGTTTTTATTATCTTCATTAGCTCTACTACGAGCCTCTTGAAGTTTATCTAAAGCATCTATTTCTTTATCTATTGCATCTAGTTTAGTATCTAACATTTTTTGATATATCTCTTGAACCGCGTCAGCTAAACTATGTTCTAAGTCAATATATGTATCAATTTGTTCTTGTTCTAAGTCAATAATGTCTTGTAAATTGTCTACATAATCTTCAGAGTAATCTAATAATGTGTCATATAAATCCTCATACTCATCATATAAATTATCTGCTAATTCTTTTAATGTCATTTCACCATCAATTGACTCATCTTGTAATTTTAAGTATTTTTCATAATCAATAATGATTGTACCATATTCATCAAATGAGAACACATCACCAACAGGACTATCTTTAATTGCCTTTTGTTCAGAAGCAACTAATTCTTTTTGTTGTTTTATTTCTGTTTCTCTTAATGCTAATGTTTTTTGGCTTAATTGTAATCTAGCAGCCATTAAATCAGCTGCAGCCTTACCTGTTGCATTACTGTTTGCTTTTTGTAAAATACTTAAACGTTTTTCTGCAGCCTCAATCTTGTTAATAGTATTATAAATTTCCATTAACTTACCGATGTATTTATCTACATCTTTTGAAGCTTGCTCTATATCTTTACCAAATTTACTTAGGTCTGAACCAGCCATTTTATTAAGTAAGCCTTGCATTGCTTCAATACTCTTCATTTGAGATTTCAAATTGTCAATAGTATTTTGACCTTTTTCATTGTAGGCTTTTAATTTAGCTACGATTTCACTCGCCTTAGCTTGTTTACCATTACCTAATGATTGTATTTGAGAGAATGAACCCGTATCTTTATAAGCCATTTCTTTAGTAATACCTTGTAAGTAAGTTTTTAGATTTCCTTGACCAAGGTTACCAGTCATGGCTGCTTTAACAGCATCTCCTACTTTAGCCGCATTAGATATAGAAGCTTCTGCCCAAGCAGATGAATTACGTGTCATAGCTTCATATAAATTAGCTGATTGTTCAGTGGCTTGTTGTAAACCACTTAAATATTCATTTTGTCCTAAAGCCTCTACTTCAGATAACTCTACCATCGCATCGCCTTTATCTGCGTAAGTATCTATGATAGCTTGGTTAGCTCTCATTTCTGCTTCTATTGTATAAATTTGAGATTGTAATGATGCTTTATCTGCTTCAAGACTTTGAGCAGTTTGTTTTAATTTTGCTTGAGTCGCTAATTGTTGGATTTCTTCCAAACTTACTAGCGCATCTTTATTAGCTGTGATAGCTCCAGTATTTTCATCAAAACCTAACTCTAAAGTATCTAGAGCGTGTAGATATTGGTTCATTTTACCCATATCAAACACTGTAGCGATATCGATACTATCTAATATATCACATAAGTCTAAGAATGTATCTAGAGTAAATCCTCCGGCCTCATTAAATTCGTCCATTAAAGAATTCATCTTTCTTAAATCTTCACTAGCTGATTCTAATGTATCTCCTAATTCACCCCAAGACATTATACCAGATACTGATATACTCTTAAATACCTTGTCTAATTTAGCTTGAGCTGCTTTTCGGATATCCTCATCATTTGTATTTTCAATAATACTTACTAATTGAGATGTTAATAAAGTAGTTGCTTGGTCTGGGTCTACTTCAAACATATTTATAATATTTTCCCATACACCACTTTGGTTCCAATTCTTTAATATCTTTTCACTGTCTGCGGCAAATAAATCGAACTTATCCATCCATTCGCCAGAAGTGTCATTTAATTTACCAAGAATTTCTGTCATTTGACGAGCATTTTCCATTTCTTCATATGAAGCAATACCATAACGCTCTGCAAGCTTATCTCTTTCTGCTTGTAGGTCTATGATTTTACCATACCAAGTTACTTCTGCTTCATAGCCGTTTCTAATCATCTCGTCATATTGTTTTATTTTTTCGTAAGCTTTCTCTTCTTCTTTTAATAATTTAAGTTTCTTTTGAGCTGACTCGTATTCACGTTCTTCATCACTTTCATAGAATGGGTTCCAGTTATCCCATTCACCGTTGTGACGACTTCTATACCACGCATCATCTTTTTGTCTTGTATATTCTTCTTTTCTACTTTGAATATCTGTGCCGTTGTAACTATCAATAATGTCTTTATATTTTGACATTGTTTTATGTAGGTTACTTCCTGCATATAAACTACTCATGATAGCGTCTGTCATCTCATTTAATTGTTGAGTTGTTAAACCAGCGGCTTCTCCCCAACTCTTAACTGCTTCTTCAACTACACCTAAAGCTCTATCATAGCTTAAACTATCTACTTGATTTTGTAAGTTTTCAAAAGAACTAAATAAATTATTCCATTTTTCAGGACTAATATCTGCATCTTCAAAAGCCTTCATAGTAGACTCAATGTCTTCTGTTAAACTCCAGTGAATACCAGCGCCTCCGAAAGCGTCAGATATTTCTGCTGAATCTTCAATAATGTTATCTTTTAATTCTTTCATTATCATTTCAACATTTTGAGCACTTGTTTTTAAGTCTTTTGTATCAATACCTGTATCTAAATCTCCCATTGTGTTACGAACATCTGTTTTATGAGATTTTAAATATTTATCATAGAACTCTTGTACTTTTCCTCTATGGTCAAATTCCTCAATAGACTCGTGTTCTGTTTTTATCATTTCGTCACGAGCTTCTTTTTGGTCTTCAATTAAACTATTGATTTTTTCATGAACCTCATCAATAGATACTGAAAGATTACCATATTGGTCTTCAATAACTTCAACTTCTAATGAGTCTCCCAATTGTTGAGCCAAATCATTTAATTTTTCTTGTTCTTTGGCTGTTCTATATATCTTACCAGATAAATCTTCGTAGTCTTTTAATAATGCTTTTGCGCCCTTAACTTTTGTAGAAGCGTTTGAATATTCTTCAACAGAGTCTGCCATTTTACCAATAGCCTCTGTCATTTTAGCATCTGTATTTCCTAGAGCTTCACCTAAAGTTTTAACTAAACTTATTAAAGCAATTACTCCAGCTAAAATAACTGGACCTAATTTAACTAATAATAAGATAATAGATGTATCTTCTGCTAATGACAATTCCATAATAGCAGGTATTGCCATACCAACAAATCCTAAGAATGTTGATGCTAATTGAGCGATACTACTAATACCCCCATCTGTAACCATTGCTAAGCCAGCAAATCCTCCAGCTAGATTTTGAACACCCGCTGAAACTTCTTGGAATGCTTTCTTTTGGTTTTCAATATTAGGTACTTGCTCTTTCATTGTAGCATTATTTTGTGCTATAACATTTTTATTGTTTTGTATAGCTTGTGTTTCTGCATTTATTGATTGAGTTAAACTGTCATACTCTGCATCAACTATTTGACCAGTTTTGACTTGTTCTTCCATCTTGTCTGCAGTTAAACCATATTGGTTAGCAATCTCTTGTTGTTTTGCTTTTTGTTCGTCTATGGATTTTGTTAATTGTTTATTTTCAGCTTCAAGTTTATTATTAGATTTAATATAAGTTTTTAAAGATTTAGCACTACTAATATAACTCTTAGCTAATTTTAAATTATTTTTATTTAAGTTTAATACGCTCTTAGCACCCTTTCCTAATTTAGCGAACAACTTACCGATAGGACCTTGTAATTTAGTTACTTGTTTTAATACGGCTGTAATTGCTGTTGCTAATAAGAAGAAAGGTTTAGAACCATTATTAACTTTATCAAGCATCTTAGTTAAGCCTTCAATAATTCCTTTGAATACTGAACTATCTGCTAGGTTAGAAATAAATTCTTGCCATGCAACTTGTAATTGTTGAACCTTAGATTCGATACTTTCCATTGCTTTGGCGTGCATCAATGCTTGTTGTCCAGCACTGTTAGCACTTTCTTCACTTAATTCTAATACTCTGTCCCAGTTTTGCATTAAAGTAATGAAACGAGATTGTTGACGAGTACCTGCAATGATTGTTCCTAAATATGCTTGTGTATTTCTGTCTAATGATTGCCATTTAGGTCCTAACTCATCGAAGATATCTTCAAGGTCTCTTAATTGTCCTTCTGTATCTCTTAATGCAATACCTACTGATTTTAATGCAGTTTCAACATTGTTGACATCTGTATTATCTTCTGTATTCTCCCCTGTCTTAATTTGCTGCATACGAGAGAATATTGTCTTTAATGAAGTACCTAAGTTTTCTGGTGCTTCACGAGTTGCCTCTTCCATTGTTGCGATATAAGCAAGATAATTATCCATACTTACACCGGCTTGGTTAGCTTGCGCGGCAGCTTTACTAAACGCTGTTGATAATTCGTTAATATCGGCAGCTGATGCTGCTGCTACTTTATTGAATTTATCTGCTACACTAGCCGCATCTTCAGCACTTAAACAATAACCATTAACGGCAGCTGTTAATTTATCTGCGGCATCTGTTGCATCAATACCAGCAACTTTAGCGAATTGTGAAGTAACTTCTGTCATTGTTAATACTTCTTGAGTATTTAAACCTTGTTGATAGAATAATACTGCGGCAGTAGTTACGTCGTCTAACGCCATTCCTGTATCTCTAGCCATATCAATAAAACTTGTTTTTAAGTTGTTTACGGCTTGAGAAGATAAATCAGATACGATATAAATTTGATTTAAAGCGTAATCTAATGATTTGTAGAATTCGAATGATGCTTTTGCTAAATCTTTAAAGTAATTAGCAATTCCTGCAGCACTAATAACGATACCGAATTGTGCTAATACTTCTTTTAATGTTCTAGCACTTTCTTTTTCTCTTTCTAATTGTTCTGCCGCTGCATCTGCAGATTGACCAAACATTTTCTCGTTTTGAGCTGCGATATCACTTGCGTTATTAAAATCTTTCGTAGCCTCTGTTAATTCTTCAACAACTATTACATCTTCGGCACTGGCTATATTACCTAATAATTTAGATTGACCGGCTTCTAGAGTGCTTTCTCCAGTAATCTTTTTACCACTCTCTCTACCTTGAGTTATTTTTTCTTGTTGAGCAGCAACTTGTCCTAAAAGGTCATATACTCTTTTTAAAGTCTTTTCATCTAAACCGTTTTGTTCTAACCAAGTTTGTTGATTTTTAGTTGGTTTTAAATTGTTTGATAATCTATCTTGGATTTCATTTAACATTCTGCTAGTAGTCTTTGAGTCTACGTCCAATCCTGTTTCAGTTTTAATTTTACTCTTAGCAGTGTTAGCTCTTGTTTCTGCTCCTTTTTGAGCAGCCATAAGTTTATTGATTTCTTCTAATTGTTTTTTATAAGTTTTTAAATCTTTAATTGCTTGCTTATTAGCATCACTATCAAAAGCATTTTTAATAGCTGAGCCTAAGTTCTCAATCTCACCAAGATTTTGTTTTATTCTAGTATTAAGAGTGTCAAAGATTTGGGTATATTGTTTAGTATTAAGCCCTCTTTTACTCAGAGTACCAGCCATTTTATCTAGGTCTGAGTAAATCTCTTTAAAAGCTCTCTTGACGTTTTGCTCTGTCCCTTTAAGAAGTTTAGAACTTAAATCAACTTTACTAACGTCAGCCTCTAGACTTTTAACAAGGTCAGCAGTTTTACCAACGAAACTAACATCTATTTCCATGCTAGCCTGCAACTTCTTATTTTTCATCTTCTCCCTCCTTTATTCCAAATAAAAAACAGTGCTTATTTTGCACTGTTTTCTTTTGGTTCTTCTACTTTCTCTGCACTCTTCTTTTGATATTGATTTACCAATTCTTCTAGTTTAGAATTGATTTGTTCAGTTTTTTGTGCTTTTATTTCTTCTTTAGCGATTTCTGCTTCTTTAGCAATTTCTGCTGTTTTTTCTAATGCTTTCGCTTTATCTTCTGAGTCCATGTCTGCGAATATAGATGCGATTGTTGTAATCATCTTAACAACATTGTGATTGCTTTCATATTGGTATGCACAATATACATCTAATTCTTCTCTTAAGAACTCAAATAATTCTTTATAATCGTCTTGTTCTAATAATTTTAAGAATGTTGGCTCAACATCTTTTTCTAATACATCAATTAAATTAGCTTCGCTTTCATTACAATATTTTAAAATATCTTCTTCAGCTAACCAATCTATCATACTAAGCATGATGTAAAGGTCTTTTTCTGTTTGTAAAGCCTCATCTCTCTCTCCCAAAAGAACAACTGCTTGTTCTAACATTTGATGTCTTAACACCAATGATTTAGTATTAACATCTTTCTTGATAGTAATTTCCATATCTATTTCCCTCCTATTTTATCGCACCGCCATACCATAAATTAAATTTAGCGGATTGTTTCTTAATACTATCCCCAATAATCTTTTTAAAATTGCCTGGGTCAACTCCGGTATAATTTTGTCTTAAATTATATCCTTCCATTTCGTCTATTAAGTATTTATCGTTTTTCAAAGATTCCACTATTTCACTAAATAGTTTTACATCTTTGCTATCCTCAAATATAGGATAATTACCCACATCTAAATATTTACTTGCTAATAATGTCTCCGACATTTCTTCTAATGATGTTTTCTTTAAAATTAAATGTAATTCATTATTCAAGATACGCATTGACGAATCTTTTAAAAGCATGTCAACTAACGCATCATCAAATTTTTTCCCAATTAAATGGAAATGTTCTAAATTAGATTTAACTTCACTACGGAACATTCTTCTGCTATTGATTGTATCGTCTCTATCAAACTTAATTGAAATATCGTATAACTCACTACCATAAGCCCCTCTACCAAATTCGCTAGTATTTTCAAAATAGGCATTGACATCTAAATCTTTCGCCCATTTAAAACGCTTGATAGAAGTAATCATTTCTTTAGCTAAACCTGCTAATTGAGCATCTGATAAAATATGTTTTCCGCCATCAAAACTTTTCGCTCTAATGGTTTTTCCTAATTCTTTAATACCAGCAGACTCTATAAACATTGGTAATAAATTAGCATTTCCTATTCCTTTAACTACGGCTTCATATACGCTATCAATTACGTCTTGTTCTTCAATAGGTAAATCATATTCTCCTTTTAAAGATAGCAATGATTTAAGGTCTTCTTTCCAAGTTGTGTTATTAGATGTAATTCTTGGTCTTTTTAAACCGTTTAATTGACATAATTGAGTATAAATATTTTTCTCATATTTCTCTGCTTGAGTTTTCATTTTATCTAAACCAGAAGGATGAAAGGCGTATATATTATATGAATTTTGTGCCATATTACTCCACCTCTATAACAACCTGAGTTATTGTATTATCAATGTTATCACTTTTTTTCATCTTTCTCATTTGATAAAAATTAAAATATCTTTTATCACCAACTGGTTGATAAACGCCAGGGCGATAAATTTTACCATTTTTTGTTGATGGTCTTGACCTACCTGATTTACGAGATTTTACATCAATGGCTTCCTCATAATATTTCATTGGGTTTGCGCCATACGGTAATATATATTCATATAGTATCCCTTGACGCCCCCAACGCATTACTGTTAGTGTATTATCAATCTTAGCATTCCATGCACTAATATTATCCATTTTTAATTACCATTACTGTAGCCACGTCTTTATTAACACTTCCTTCTTCATCTTTTACAGGAACAGAGTTAATATAGATTGGTGTAAATGAAGCCTTTTGACTATTGTTTACCGATATAACTAAATCAGTATCCACTTGTACCTTATCGCAGTGGATGTAAACAATATATTTATCATCATTTTTCTTATCTACTGCGTCAATATATATATCCATTGTTGCAAATATATTATTGTGTACTTGCTTCATTTTCGTAACATAATCAGGAACGGCTTGATATGTGTAACTAGCCATATAATTAGAGGTTTCCTTCACATTTTGATAGTCAATATAATATCTATTGTTCTCACTGTCGTATTGCACCTCATATTCATCTGGGTCAATTGTAATTGTTTCATTATCTTCTATTTCATATAAGAATAGTGTTTTTGGTAATGTTCCTAAATACAATTTACCATCTTGCTCTGGTGTTATATATTCAACCCCTTGCAAGATTTGAGCAGATGTATTCTGCTCTTCTCCATATATATATGACCATAAACCATATAATATAGAACCTTCGTTAATTGTAAATTTAACTTCATTTGTTAATCCCGCTTGTCCTATAAATCCTCTACCATCTTCTGTTTTTACTGGTCGTGATACAAAACTTAGATTTGATAAGCCTGGATTATTTATTATCATAATTGGCTCTCCAGTATAATAAGTTCTCTTACCAGGGATTTGTACACCCTCTGGCACACTTAGTATAATCTGAGATACCTCTTGCATTGTTAGTTGTTCTAGCATTAGACATCTCCTCCTCTATTTTATAGTAGAGAAACTTCAGGTTTTTTCCACTATTCCTCTACATTATATCATAAGATAGTAAATCTGTCAAGTAAAAAGGCAAAAAAAATAAGAGAGAAGATTACTCTTCTCTCGTATGTTTAAATTAGATAGATGAAACTGGGTTGTAGTTTTCGTCTAATGGATATACTTTTCCTGTTGGAGTTAAGTGTCCATCGATAGAGTCAACTGTAACTTCTTTAGCTGGTACACGTTTGAATGAACCATCATATTGTCCGTAAGTTTCATCTCCAGATTTACCTTCTTGACGTAATTGTCTGAAGATTACCATTCTACCTTCGTCATCTCTTAATGCAGTTCCGTTGAATGCAAATACAACAGCTTCTGTAGCAGCGTTTAAATTGATTGTGAAAGCGCCATCTAATTTTAATTTAGGAATTTCGATTTGGAAAATATCATTAACACCAGTGAATTGGTTGAATAATAATGTGTCTCCTATAAATCTATAAGTTCCTGCGAATTTGTCAGCTAATACTGTTAATTCAGTTAATTCTTCAGCTTTAGTTGGGTATCCGAATTCGTATTCATAGAATACTCTGAATGTAGCATCTTTAGTATCGCTTCTATCTTTGTAGTTGTAGAATAAACTAATTTCGATTTCATCTGTTTCAGCTGCTAATGGGTCAGTTGTTCTAGTTGCAGTTGATAGAATACCGTCAATTAACTCAGCGATGTAAACGTAAGAACCTTTACGAGCTTTTCTAGATAATTTAACAGTTGTAGCTCCTTCAGCAACTTTAACTAATTCAGTATTAGGCATAACGATTTTATTATCGTCAGTTCCTTCTCTTAATTCTCCACCTGCTAATACAGCTAAAGAACTCATAGTCATGATAGCGTCGTCAAATTCTAAGCTAACAGTTTTACTATGTGAAATAGAAGCTAAAGTAGCGTTACCTTGTCCACCTTGGATATCAGTTGTTTCAGCACTACCTTCTAAGTTAGTAACTGTTAATGTATCGAAATACATAACTGGATATTTAGTAACTAGGTCATATAATGTAACGTCACAAACAGTAACAGCAGCATATTTTCTACCTTGAATATCTAACATATTACATACCTCCTAATTGTTTTTAAACATCTAGCCAGTGTTCAACCGGTTTCGATTTTTTAGAGTCCATATAAGGACTTAGCCCAGTATACAACACATAATTCTGTATTGCTATATATTTTTTTAGCAAATAAATCATTTGTACCAAAGTCATGCCATATACTTCATCAAAAGTATATTCCCCGATAGCAACTAATGATACGATTTGTTTAGCTAATCGATTCTCCACTTTACCACTAGAAGCTTTAATACGATTTAATTTTTCTTCCCTAGCCTTCATCTTGCGAATCATTTGCTTTTCTCTTTCAGACATATTCTCTGTTTCTTTATATTGCTCTTCCTTCTCTTCTACTTCTAGATTTGAAAGTATCGTACATATGTCTTTCATGACGGAATAAAAATCTTCGTCAACTACGACAGTGGAGTCATCTTCCCCTATAACTATAGTATTCGCCATAGGAAGAAACTCAATTTTTGTATGTAGGAAAAAATCAACCGAAGCTATTATTCTAATACGCATATCAGGAGAATGGAACATATATAACTTCCATAATTCCATATCGGATAATTTCAAAGTATCCTCATTTTCTTGAGGCATTAGGTCCTTCCTATCTAAACACCATAATTTTAAGATACTCCAATACATGTCTTCTCCCATATCTACAATTTGTTGTATTGTTGGTTGGTAAAACTTAATATTACCAAGAATAGGTATTGGAGTATTACTTAACAATCTTTCTAATTTAATTTTAGTCATCTATAACACTATCGAATAATAATCGATAACCTAAAAGAACATCAGATAGCTGCGCGTTAACAAAATTTGTTAAACGGTATTTTACACCACCTGTTTGAGATAATTGGTTTTGAACCAAATTGTTAATTACATGAGCAATTTGTAGAGGTCTAATACCTTCATTTATTACCCATTGATTTGCAGGAGTAAATACATCTACAGCGATAGTTGAAACTACTGAATTTGCTTCAAATAATTTTTCACCAGAAATAAGAGTAACAACTATTAAACTTCCATCTTCTTCATTTGCAGGAAGGACTGGAACTCTACAAATTTGTTTATCCCTTAAATCTAAATCCGCAATACTTTCTACTCCATATTCTTCTAGGCTTTTTCTGTTAACAACTTCGTAATCTTCTAAAGGTCTCCTGTCAGTATAAATTAAAAATCTTTTTAATGCCTCATCACTATTAAAAAGGGTGATAAGTCTATAAATATCATTATTGACATCTAGAAAACAATCTGTCTCAACATTATTTTTATTAACTATCATTTTACTTCCCTCCTATAGTGTTTTAATATAAACTTCTTTCGTAATCAATTTACCTTCATATTCAGCTGAAATAATAACCGTACCGCTGTATTTATCTTTAATTGATATTGTTATATTATTATTTCCAAATATAGGCTGAGAATGCTTAATTTTTGACTTAAATTCTACTGCAAATACAGCATCCTTATTATTAGATAACGAATAAGTTTCTGAAGTGTTCCATGAAATATAATCACTTCCAACAATATAAATTTCTTCTATATCTTCTTCATGACCTTCTTCTACTATTACTTTTATGTCTTTATATTTAGTCTCATTTTTACTTAATGCACATCTTACTGTACCTTCACCAATTCCTCTACCTATTATTCTATCTTCTTCAACCTCAACGATATCTGGTGTTAATGAAGTTAATACAACTTTTTCATCAACAGCAATTCCTTGGTTAAATACTGAAATAGGCATCTTTTTAACGTCTCCGCCATAAAGTTTAATTGGTTCTTCAACATTAAGTCTAAATGTATAATCATATACATCTGTATATGCTATTCCGTTTTCTATATCATCTGTATCTAATATTCTATCATCTTCAAATGATAAAATAGATACATTATCAATAGACACATTATCTATATTAGATACACGATAAGCTTGGCCTTTAATAATGAAACGCATTTCTCTTTTTAAGTTTAAATTCATTGGAGTAGCAGCCATCATATTCCAATCACTATCGTGCATTACTATATTATCAAATACTCTGTTTACGTCAGGAGTAACTCCTAAAGCATTAGTTATACGCCCTGAACGTATATAAGCATGTTGTACTTGTAATTGACCATCATCATCAATCCATTTTAAATCTCCAGTACAACGATATGCTATACCATTGAAACCAGGTTGGTCTGGACGGAACATTTTCTTTAAAACTATCCAATGTTCATCTCCAATGGTATCATCCGTGTTATCCCAATCAAAGATAACACCTTTATCTAAACCTACTTCTAGAGGCGCTATTACATTAGCAGACTCATACTCTTGAGTAGTTTTAGTAGAAAGGATTGCTACATCCTTTTCTTCACCATTTATTTTAATGGTAAATCCATATTGGCTATCGTTTATTAAGGAATCTATGCTCTCACTAACTTTTGTTTTAACATATTCTCTTTTTGTCTTACCTTTATACTGTACTCTATCTCTATACGCTTGGTAAGGACTCGACATAGTTTATTACCTCAAATATTGTGTCCCTAAATATTTTTTTGTTTACGTACTTAAGACAAACTACTCGTAAGACTAAGTAGCTTTTTATTTCTTCTTCTAAATATTCGCTTAGAGATATGTCTTGTAAAAACTCGTCATATAATTTTAACCAGTTTTTACCTTCGTCGTTCCAGCATAGCATCTTGAATAATCTGTTTACTATTTGATTATAAATTACTTTCTTATCCATAATTTCCCTCCTATGATTCCTAGTTTAGTGGGTCTTCTTCGTCGCCATTATGAATTGTTCTTTTTGGTTTACTGTAAGCCTTTTCAGTTTTTCCTAATCCACCAAAGTTTCCTACAACGCTTACTCTTTTATAAGTATATTCAGTTTTTGCTTTTCTTGCATCAGCTAAATATTGTTGATATAAAGTTGTTAAATTTCTTAAGTTCTCGTTAGGTGAATAAGTTTTAATACCTGCGTCAAAATATTGTTGCTCGATTTTTCTACTAGAATTGATATATCTTTCTAGCCAAGCAGCTTTCATACAAATGGCTAAAACTTCTATTTCATCTTCCGATAATGTTTCATAAAATACTTTATTTCTTTCATCTCTCTTCCTTAAGTTATGCTCACTAATTCTAGCAAAATCGTTAATAGCAGCTAAAAGCACAGGATAGAGTTGAGCATTGATTTGCTCGTCAGTTGAGTTGGCTAAAAGTTCATCATCAACTTGAGAAAGAAACGCAGTATAAATATCTTGATACTGAGTTATCTTCATATATTATTTTTTAGTTGTTTTCTTAGCTGTAGTTTTTTTAGCAGCTGGTTTTTTAGCTGGTGTAGCTTTTTTAACAACTTTTTCTTCTTTTACTTCTTCTTCAACAACTTCTTCTTCAACCTCTTCTTCTGCAGGTTCTTCTTCAATTATTTCTTCTTCTATTTCTTCAATTGTAGCATTAGGAGCGATAAGTTCAATTTCTTTTTCAGTTAATCCCATCTTAAATAATTCATCTGCGCTAACGTTATCAACCATAGCGTCTCCCTCTAAGAATATTTTCTTACTTGCAGGATAGTCTAAAATGTCTTGTAAACTGATTGAGCTTATTCTTTGTTTACCACCTTTGTGTAAAATATAAGTTCTGCCTTGTGTGTCTTTTAATCCTAATACATAATCACTTCTGTTTTCAAGGGTAATAATTCTATCATTATTCATAATAATAATTCCTCCTCTAAAAATTGTAAAAAAAATGAAGAGAAAGGTCTTTTAAAAAAGACCAATCTCAATTTATAAACTATATCTAAGATTAGATAGTAGTATCGCCAGATAATTCTGTATCTTTGTAGATACCCCAGTAATTTTTACCAACTACTGCTACGTCGAACATATGTTGAGCTTGTACTTCGATTGAACCATCTTGTAATTTTTGTTCGTCGATTAGAGTACCACCTTCGAAACCGATTTTAACTGGTTTTTCTTTTCCAGCTGGCATGATGTAAACATATCCTTCTTCAACGATTTTTTCTGAGTTAGTTTCGTCTTTGAATGATTGTTTTAATAATACTACATCATTTCCTTTATAACGTCCAACGTATCCTGATTCTCTTACATCGTCATAATCTTTTAATGCTGATGTTGGGTTTGTATCAGGTGCGAATCCTGGAACATTATATAGTTTTGATGCGAATGGTTTAGTACAATAAATAGTTACTGAATCACCATAAGCTTCAACTGTTGCTAAAATTGCATCGAAAGTTGCAGGAACGAATCCAGCTCCTTTACCTTTATTAGCAGCAGGCATTTCAGTGTCGTTGAATGTTGCAATTAAAGCAGCTTGTACTTCATCAAATACACTGTCAGATAATCCTTCAAGGATAATATCCATAAGTTCAGCCATATCAACACGGCCACATAAGAAGTCTCCTAATTCAAGAATAGCAGCTCCGGCATAAACTCTTGGACTCATAGTGATGTCCTTAGAATCTAAGATGAATGTACGGTAAGTACCGAATTCAGCAGCTCTAGTTACGAAGTTTTTACCTCTAGCTTTACCAGTTCTTTGTTTGAAAACGATTTTGTCTCCCCAATTTACGCTTTGAATTTCTGCGAATTTACCAAATTGTTCTTTAACTTTACGTGGAATAACAACGTTAGCTACTTGTTCAATTAAGCTGAATAAAGTATTTTTGTTAGCTCTGTAATATGAGTAATCATTGAATGCTTTAAGTTCATTTCTTAATGTTTCGTTAACGTCTTCTAATGAATATTCTGCTGGAATATTACTATTTGTTGCAGCAGCAATTCCTAGTTCAACTAATTTACTTAATTCCATACTTTATCCCTCCTAATTATTTTATAACTCTGTAAGTAGCTCCAACTTGCATACTTGGTACAGTTTCGTTAGCACTACTTTCAATAACTACGATTTTGTGATTTCCGAATGTGTAAGCAGTTCCAACAGCTGGTGCTTCAGTAACGATTCCACCTTCGTTATCATAATCGAAGTTAGTTGTAAATATATCTCCTACAGTTAATTTGTAAAGTCTTGGTAAATATCCTTCATTGTTTTCATATACGTAATTTTCCATTCCAGTATGACCATCTTCATATCTACGTGGATTTGAGAAGTGTAAATACATAGCATCAACACATGTATCAGCATCGAAATCAGCTACGATAGTGTTATCTTCAGCTTGAACGAACATAATAGCACCATTTTCTAATGTGTCAATACTAGCGTCTAATTTGCATTGAGCTTCAATTTCACCAGTTTTTCTACTAGCTACTTTATTTAACTCAGCAGTTGCGTATTTTGCCATATAATTTCCCTCCTACTTATTATTTTTGTAGTTCTTAACTAAATCCCAAGCAGAATTAGAAATTGTGTTATCATTAACATTGATGTTTAAACTGAAATTACTATCTTCAGTAGTATCTTCTTCAACAACTTCTTCAGCTGCGATTTGTTCTACTAAAGCATTTCCTAATTCACTTTTAACTTCTTCGATAGTTAAGTCATCTACTTTTTCAGTTAATTCGTTGATTAACTCTTCGTTCTCTATTTTAGTAGAGAATTTTGAGATAATCTCTAATTTTTCTTTCTTTGTATATTGGTTTAATGAATTTAAAGCTTCATTATACTTTTCTTCTAAAGCTGAATACTTAGCTTCTAAAGCAGCATAGTCTTCTTCTTTACAAGAGTGTTCTGATTTGTCATCAGATTCATCGGATTCTTCTTCACATACACATGGATTTTCTCCACATTCAGGGCAAACTTCATCATCTTTTTTGAAGTCTGCTTCGGCTTCTTCGACAGTTTCTACAGTTTCAGTTTCACTTTCTTCAGCAGCTTCTTCTTCAACTTCTGTAGTTTCTTCAGTAGTTTCTTCTACTGGTGTTTCAACTACTTCTGTTTCAACTTCAGCTGTTTCTTCAGCAACTTCTTCAGCAGTAACCTCTTCAGTAGTAACTTCTGGTTCTACAATTAAGTTTTCGTTTTCCATAACGTCGTTTCCTCCCTTTACATTTTTTTGTGTATCCTCTATGTATAAAGCGTATGCGTTTACCATAGCGCTATAAGCACTATAGAAACCAGCATCTTCAAAGCAAGGTTCATAGTCATCACCTAAAACAGTGATTCCAGCGAACTCTGCAGAAGTAATTCTGTAGCAAGTCATGTCGTCTCTTTTTTCGAAAACACCTTTTATTGTCTTAGGATTAAGTTCCATAGATAATGATTTGTTATCTTCTAAGATAGACTTAGCTTCTTCAAAACGTCCGTCCCAAATGACTACGTCTACTTCGAGATACTCATGACCATTTTCTTCAACCCAAGCATAATTTGGATTTAAAGGAACAAAACCGTAAGCACTTTGTTTTCCTCCGTGCTCACCGAAATCGCCACTTTCTTCATCATAGTTACCTATGACAGGTGTACCAGGAATTGTTTTAGCCAATTTCTCAGCTACGTCGTCATCAATGATTGAACGATTGCGGTTAAGTCCTCTGTAAAAGACTCTCGCTCTGCCCATAGAGAACATACTATTGATTTTGCTAGGAGTACCTAACATATCAATTGAAAAGGTAGCATACTTGTGTAACTCATTCATTGTAGCTCCCTCCTATAAACTCGCGTCCTTAGTTATAGTAGAATCTTTTTTATCTTCTTCGTTTTGTGTAGGACGGCCGTTTTGTTTATCACTGTTATTTTGGGCATCTTTATTTTCAGTGGTAGTTTGTTGACCATTGCCTGATTTATTATCGGGTTTACCAGACATAGTGTGTGAACTTTGTAGGGGAACAAGTTTCGCATCTAAATCCAACACATCATTCTCAAACATATTAAGAGATTCAATATAACGTTGTTTCACTCCCAAAGCTACTTGTGGTACTATTTTGGAAAAACCATATTGAGCACCTTGGATGTAGCTTCCTATCATTTTCTCTCTATTCTTATAGGATGTGTCTAAATAAGAAAATACAAAATCGGTGTTTTTTATGATAGAATTTTTACAAATTGCTCTCAAGAAGAAATTAAACCACACTTCAATTTGTATTCTCAAATCGTGCATAAACTTCTCATCCTTAGCGATTGATTCAGCTAGAGAACCTGATGTTGTAGAGTTAAATAACTCTGATGAAACTCCCGCTTCTGTGTAAGCTTGGTCGAAATAAGTTTTTAAGAATTCGTAGTTGTCAGTAGCGTCTCCAGTTTCTCCTAATGTTAATACTTTAACATCTTTTGCTAAAGTAGTTAACGCATCAACCATTTCGTGTTTCTTAGCAGCAACACCCTTTAAGTTTTTATGGAAATCTGCAGCTAACTCTAAATCTATTTCTGGGTTACCCTCTTTATCAATATCAATTAGTTGAACTAATAACTTAGTCATATTAGTAGAAATATAATCATCTCTCATTGGCTCTAATTTTTTGATACGAGCTAATAATTCTAATATGTAAGCTAAAGGTGGTAATCCGTCACTTGTTGTAAAAGCTGCACCATTAGTTACAGGAACGATAAACCATTCAGGATTTGTTCCTCTCTTATCTTGTTTTCCTTTTCTAAACTTTTCGTACGCTTGACGAATTGCTTTAGGATATTGCTTTAATACTTCATCTTCAGTTAAAATGTTCTTATCAACATATTTGGTCATTTGCTCATCTATGAACAATAAGTTAATTGCATAAATATTTACAGCTGGGCTTCCTGCTGTTCCAATTATTTTACAATAATCAGTTGGCATTTGAATTGCTTTAAAACATTCTTCTTTCCCCTTTTTATAACTTTCGATGTAATAATATACTTGTCCTTCTTTTAATAAATTAAGTAATACTTCTCCGGTAAACTTTTCAACTTGCATATCTTCATCTAAAGTTTTTAATGCTGTATTATAATCTTTTATTAGTTTTTTACGGTTGCCAAATTTACTATCAACTGTTAATGGACTAATAAAATATTCATTATAGAAAATACTTGCTAAATAATCTAATATTCTTCTATACATAGAGTCTTGATAGAATATTCTAGAGAACTTACGCCAAGTCTTTTCATCGCTCATTGGTGTTTTAACAATATCTTCTAATTTTAATGTAGTAGAATCAATTGCTCTTCCAAATCTTACTTTGCCATCATTATCTAAGATAATTGTTCCGTTAGGAACTTCTGTTCCCATCTTACCGATACTCTTTCTGAATTCGTTAAGTTTGGCGGCATTATAATTTGCAAATCTTTCTTTTTCTTCCATAATATGTTCTCACCTCCTAATTTAAAAAACTGAATTGAGACCTGCTCCATCCACGATTTTTCTTTTTCTTTTCCTCTTCCTCTATAGTGCTTATATAATATAAGCCATAGCAGAAAGAAGATACCAAGTCTTTTCGCACATGTGAGTTTATTCTTTCAAGCACTATTGTTCCGCTTGTATCTAGCTTAGCTTTTAAATTTGCTAATTGGTCTTGTAATTTAGTAGTTTGAACATAAGGAATTAACTTATTTGCTTGTTTTTCTATGCTCAATTTATTCCAAGTTTTATACTGACTGAAATATCTACGTGCTTGTCTCTCATTTAATAGTAGTGAGACACGTCTTAAACTTAAAATAATATGAGCATTTGAATAAATTTCGCTATTTAATCCTCGATTTGCTTCAATTCCGAACAATTTTCTTAAATTTCCACGCTTTTCTGTCGCAGAATACTTCGTTTTATTTAAAAAACCATAAGGTTGATAATAAGTTCCATCAATTTCTTGCTCATCAATCATGTAATCAGCAAGTCCGGCACCATTACCATTGATATCCATTACGATTGCTTTAAAGTTAAAAGCCAAATCCATTTGCTTTAACATTACAGCTTGGTCTCTAAAGTGAGTACCATTTAATAAATGTAGATTAACTAAGTCAATCTTATATCGTTCTCCAGTTGTATAAACTTTAAATACTTCTGCTACAGTTTGGTCGCCTTCAAATCTCGCAACATCGACTGCACATACATAAAAGCCTTGGAAGTTTGGAGAACTTGTTCTATGAAATTCAGGCTTAACTAAATTTCTACACTTACTGATTTGAGTATATGAATAATAACTATCTTCACTTCCTCCAGTCCATACAGAACAATATTCACGAAGGAATGACTCTAGTTTATAAGAACTATTATGTATTTTATCTTTGACTTTGTCAAGAGTTAATAAACCGTGCATTACCGGTATTCGATAATCTCCACCAAAGCAGAATGTTCTTCCAGGCTCTGTCGCCATTTTAACTAAACATTCCAATACACGGTCATGGGCATAAGTTCCTTTATACCCGGCAGTAGTAATCATTATTTGTTGAGCATGTGGTTCCGTCGGATTTAAAATTCCTGCCACTGTTCTACGGTCAACGTTTAATAATGGGATTACAACTTCGTTTACATTATCCCCGT